TCAAAGGACTCTCCAGCGAGGATGCGGTTCTTCACCAGAGCAAGGTCCATGCGAGCGCCAGGAACAGAGCCACGGCCAAACTCGTTGTAGTCTCCATCCTTCTTGCAGTAGTCGATGTTCTGCTTCTGCGAGCCACGGGCGACTTCGAGGTGAGCGCCCTCAGGAAGAGCAGCGCGTGCCTGGTTGAAGGTCCGCTTGTTCTTGAACTCCACGTAGCATTGGAGATGAAGACGGGAGGAAGTAGGACAGGTCTCCTTGCCAACGATCATGTAGTGCATAGTAGATTCGTCGAAGACGGGAAGAGTATCCACTGTGAAGGTGGTGAAGCAAAAGCGGCGCGCTTGAACCGTGGGCATGGTTTGGTGGAGCCGACAAGCGGTCCACTTTCTTATATAATCGATTTTGTGTTTGTGTTTTTATTTTTTTGTAAATTTGGTCAAATTTGCAATCTTCGCCCCGTTGGCTGGAATGTTTTTTTATAAATTTTGACTCTTATATCGCAAGATTTAACGGTGTCCGCCTGACGGCGGACTCGGCGGACAGTAGCCTCATGGGTCCTTGAAGTAGAGAGTGGCAGCGAAGTTGACGGTGGTACAAACCCTGTCGGTCTCTGCCGTGGCGTAAGTGTCGTACGCCAAGAAGTGGACAGAGAGTGCTTCCTTCATTCCAACTGTAGCAGCATTGCTGCTTGTGGAATTAAACTTGAGATGACGCCTGAAAGGAATCCAGCGCTTGAAGTAGATAGTAGCTTCCGCTCCAGCATCGGTAAGCTCTCCGCGTTCGATGTAAAGGTCTCTGGCACGGGTACGGAGTTCGCCAAGATACTTGTGCTTGAAAGCATCGTCATTGACAGGGTCTAAAGCCCCTGATCCAGTAACTTGCTTAAAGAAGGTAGAGTAGGTGTTTGCATCTCCTTGTGCGGTATTCCGTTCGGTATACCACATTTTGATCTTAGTATTGCGTCTGTCAAAAGGGAGGCTAACTTGGCCACGGAGCATAATGCCAGTGGCATAGATATCAGACCCATTGCGAGTCTGGTCACTAGTGCCAGTGATAGGAAGGATGCCACCAGTAGATGTAGTGTTGTCAATGATCTTGAATTGCGTCAGGACGTTGTGGAAGAGTCCTCCGGAAGTGGGAGTAGTGGTGGTGGTGAGGAAGTTCGCACTGATTGACTTGCTTTCAGCTAGAGAGAGTGCGACGGATTTTACAAATCCGCGGGCACTTCCTCTCCCAGTGCCTCTACGACGGCGGGCAAGACGTGTGGTTCGAGAGCGCTTGCGTTTTGTGAATGGAAGGGCACGGCGAGCACGAGAACGACGCCTCTTTGGCATTTTTATTGTCTCAAAAATGTAAAGGCTTAAGTAGAAAATTGGGGATCCGGGATCCGAGGTGGTGGTAATACTAAGCACCACCTCCTTGGATCCCTCTCTAATGCAACTCATGAATCTTCCAGCGGTCCGCGCTGAGCTTGCTCTGGTCAGGAGCGAAGTTGGCAAAGACCATGACGTGAGGAACGGCGAAGACCTTGAAGCGAGAGTCGTACTTGGGAGAGAAGATGCGACCATTCTTGAAGTTCTCCATGGCCAGGTAGACGGCGTCGAGCTTGTCCTCCTGAGTGCGGGCGAGGTCGAAGATGACAACCGGCTCGTTGTTGTAGGCATGAGCGATGTCGGCGACCTTGCCGTTGGAGTAGATCACGGCTCCATGAAAGGCGACAAGGTATCGAGCCATGAAGGACTTGCCGGTGTTTCCAGCTGAGTCCCAGAACCAGAAGACGGTGCGGGGGGAGGGCTCCTCCTCGACGAGGGCGACGAGGCGAGCCTGCCAAGGCCTGAGCGCTGCTCCAGAAAGCTGGTCCTTAAGAGCAGATAGTCCACGGCCTGAGATGTAGTTGTTAGCAAGAGTGCGGAAGTAAGTGAGATGGCGAGCAACAATGTGACAGGTCTCATCATCAACCATCAGGTCCTCAAAGGACTCTCCAGCGAGGATGCGGTTCTTCACCAGAGCAAGGTCCATGCGAGCGCCAGGAACAGAGCCACGGCCAA